CATCATAATAGTGAGCATTATAATGGCTATACCCCAATCAAGAGCAGATTTCAAAGCAAATTGTTTAAGAAGGCTTGGTGCACCCGTCATAGAAATAAATGTCGATGACGATCAGGTGGACGATCGTGTGGATGAAGCATTGAGTTGGTATTGGGACTATCATTTCGATGGTTCCGAAAAACAATATTATAAGCATCAAGTAACTAAAAACAATTTACCACAGAATTTGAGCGAAGTATTGATATCCAATGGCGGTATTGGTTATTCGAATTCCGATATTGTAACTATTTCTCAGCAGCCACAATATACTTCTGGACAAGTTTTCAATATTAATCCCATAACAGACAACAATGGCACAATAATATCCGTACCAACTGCAAATTTGTATAGCAATACAGTATATGGTGTTTATTCGCAAATGAGTGGATATTATGCCGATCCTGCATATTCTATAACAACCAGCACTGGTTCTGGAGCAATTCTTCAACCATTGAAAGGTGGTTATATAACATTGCCTGAAAATATAATAGGTGTTGTTAACATGTTTCCGGTTGGACAAGCATTGAATACAAACAATCTATTCAATATTAGATATCAAATTGCACTGAACGATCTTTATACTTTGACATCTGTATCTATGGTACCATATTATATGGCGATGCAGCATGTTCAATTTTTAGAAATGATGCTAGTTGGTCAACAACCTCTTCGTTACAATAGACATAAAAACAGATGTTATGTCGATATGGATTGGTCGATAGTCAATAACGGAGATTTTATATTATTGGAAGCATATCAAATAGTGGATCCAAATATCTACACAGACGTATGGAAAGACAGATGGTTATTAAGATATGCAGCATGTTTGATAAAGCAAAATTGGGGATCGAATATCAAAAAGTTTGCTGGTATGCAACTTCCAGGCGGCCTTTCATTCAATGGTCAAGCGATTTACGATGAAGCCACTGCTGAAAGAAAAGACTTGGAATATGAAATGGTGAACAGTTATTCCCTTCCAGTTGCAGATATGATAGGATGAAACAAATATTCATGAAAAGCTTTTCACATTACATAAACGAAGTGGTCATTACAGATAAACCACATGTTGTTCCAGAATACCTAAAAGGCACGAAACACAAATATCATAGTGGAGAAGACTTTGCAAAAGGTTCAACGCATATAGGAAATATTGGAGGTTTAGAAATTCACTCTAAAGAAAATCCTGGTGGTGGAATGACACATTTTACAAGAGATCCAAAAACTGGATTATTGCATCATGTATTGACGAATGTAGAAACATCTACTGCTGAAAATGGACGTAAAAGACTAAAATTTTTAACTATGCATAAGCGAGAGGGTTCTCCAGTATCAGGACACGCTTTATATCATCATTTGGTCACAAATCATAACGTCGATTTGGTTGCAACAAGTCATTCTAAAGGCGCAGCAAAATCATGGAATAAACTAGCAAAATATCATGGTATCAGTATTCACGGCGAACATTCGGATGGATCGAAATCAGCTATACATCCAGACGATGTAGGAACAGAAAAAACACATGCACCATCCTATTCAAAAAGCCCAGTCAGAAAAATGCATTTGATTGCTACAGTGAGTCATTAACAAATGGCAACTAATTTATATTTCCGTAATTGGGATGCATCGAATGAACAAAATTTATATGAAGATTTGATAATTGAATCTATACGGATGTATGGTGAAGATATGTATTATTGCCCACGAGCAATAACAAACTTCGATGCAATATATACAGAGGACGATCAATCTCAATATAATAGTGCGTATCTGGTTGAAATGTATATTAAATCTGTCGATGGATTCAGCGGTGATGGAACGTTCTTATCTAAATTTGGAGTGGAGATACGAGATCAAGTAGTATTTTCCATTTCGCAAAGAGTATTCAATCAGGAAATAGGTTCTCAAAATTCACAACCAAGACCTAATGAAGGCGATTTGATTTATTTTCCGTTGAACAATAAATGTTTTCAGATAAAATATGTCAATAAATTCGAAATGTTTTATCCATTGGGTGCATTGCAAACTTGGGAATTGACATGCGAATTGTTTGCATATTCAAATGAAATATTGAATACAAGCATTCCATCTATCGATTCTTTACAAACAAATTTCTCGTTGAATATATTGGATTATGTTTTGAGGGATCATTCCAACAATATACTTACAGATATGACCGGAACTTATCTTATGGATGAATCTTATGTTCCTGAAAAAATAGCACCAGGTACAATAAACGATACACTTCAAAACGGAAGCAACAATTTTTCGTTAGGTTCGAGTGGATTCATAAATTTTAGTACCGACAATCCGTTTACAGAAAAGTCCTAAAATGTTTACACAATTTTATTTCGACTTAATAAGAAAATATATTATTTGTTTTGGAAGCTTGTTCAATGATATACGCATATCGAGAACAGACAGCAATGGAAATGTCACAATGTTGGAACGAGTTCCTTTGACATATGGTCCAAAGGATGCCATGTTGGCGCGTGTTATTCAAGATCCAACTATAATTTTTAATCGTTTACATAATCCACAAAAATATATTATTCAATTAGGATCTATTAATTACAATGTACCACAATTAGAAGATGCAGAAATTAACAATACTTATAAAACTAATAATGAATTATTATTTGGTGGTAATTTTATTTCAT